TCCAAAGCCATACTGTTCATTTCCCCCAATTCCAAAGAAAGAGCAGACTTCCGCTAGTGCTTCTTTAGGAAAGATATACTCATAAGCCCCTAAAACAGATGGTCTTAATGCTCCCTGAACTAAAATAGTTTCCTGCTTTCCAGTCTTATTATTTATTCTTCTAAACTTCCAATAAGCACTCTGAGCGTGAGATTTCCACAACTCAACCTGTTCAAATTTCCCTCTAACAAATATATATAGATGCATTTTATTTTAATATCTTATTTATTTTCTTTTCAAACCTTTTAACGAAAGCGAGTTTATAAAACTTGTTTAATAATAACCAATCTTCTTTTTTCTTTACTTTGTTTTTTACCTTATATCCGTCAAGAAAACCTGCTTTATACATTTCAAGAAGTGCTACTCTTTCTTCTATAACCTTAGATTTCTTTGCCATTTTACTTAAAGGCATTTACTATTTCATCAGAAAGTTTTTGTGCTTCTGCCTTTTTCTCTTCTTCTTCTGTTGGCTTAGGTTGTCCTGCATCACTCACTCCTGCAATCTTTTGTCTGGCTTTTGCATTTTCGTTCTCTGCAATGGCTTGGTTAATCCTTTCTGTATCAGCATTGAGTACTGCAACCTTCTTATCTGCTTCAGACTGAACCCCCTCTCCAGTGTCTTCTGGTGTTGGTTTATCTTTTGTTTCTTCATCTACCATTATTTATTACCCCCTTTCAAAATATAATGAATCCAATAGCAATACCTAATAAAATGCTTAAAAGATATTCATACCATTTATATTTATTATCTTTCATTCTGTAATTTTCTTAAGTATGCCATAGATGTTGGGACATCTATTTCTCCTGTCACTTCTTGGGTCATCCTTAAAGCTACCATTCTTCTCCCCTCTTGTAGTTTTTCTTTTAATTTGAGCAGTCTGGCTTCAACTCCCCTACCTCTTAATGCTAAAGCAACCTTTGGAGATGTCAAAGCTGATAACTTTAATTGTGATTCCAAAGCTAAAATACCCTCTTCCATCCTATCATATTTATCAAAGGCTATATTTGGGGGTAATCCAGATGTAAGACTTCTTGCGGGAATTGTAATCATTTCATTATATTGAGAAAGAGCTAATTCAAGGCTCGCTATCTGTCCATCTGTTCCAACGAATTCCTTAACAGGTCCGCCTACTGCTCCAACAGCTACTGCTCCTGCAACAATAGGGAATAAAGGAATTCCATTTTCAATTAAAATCTTTTCTGTTTCTTCTACTCTAACATCCATTTCAGCAGAAGTCTCAGAAATAATTCCCTCTTTTAAATCCGCATCCAACATGGTTATCTCTGCTTGAGATATAGGCTCTTGAGAAGATAAATCAACTAAGCCCCCTAATTTATCAATATCTTTATAAACCTTAGTTAATGATTTAGGAATTAAACTTTTCGCAATTCTCAACATAACTCCCAAGTTCTCTTGTTCTGGTGGAATTATAGGCTCTACTACTGGCTCTTCAAAAACTCTTCTTTCTTCAAATGTTTTTTCTAATTCTGGAGCAACTTCTTCTAATTTCTTCTCTTCAGCACCAACTTCTCTTCCACCAGCAGCAACTATCTTACGCCCTGCTAACTCTTTCTTATATTCTTCAGGAGAGACCTGACCTCTGCCACTTATAGTATATCTCTTTGGCTCTGCTGGCTTAGGCTCTGCTATAGGCTCTCTGGTTGTAGGGTCATAGTATTGACCGCCCATCTTTGACTGACCTAGAGCTACTTCTTTAGGAGTTTGTATTTCTATCTTCTTCTTTTTTTTCTTTATTGCCATTTATTTTAATTCTTTATTTTATATCCTGCAAGTCCTGCGATGATAGCAATAGCACCAGTTAATAATAGCCCATCATGTCCCATTATTAAAGCAATACCATCAAGGATAACAATTCCTAATATAGCACTACAAGTTACTTTCCAGTTTATTTTGTTTTTCATCATTACTTTCTCTCAAAGCTACCTTATAAAATCTGTCTTCATACCATCTTGCTAATACTGATGCTCTTTCCCTTTCAATATTTAAGCCCTTTCTTAAAAAGGCATAGACTTTCAAGGGGTTATAAGTATCTTCAAATTCTTCTCTTTTAGTCATTGTTTAATTTCTCCTGCCTTAGCATCACTTGGCTGAAAGCCTGTCTGTGCGTTGTTTTTATCTTCTTGAGTTTTTAAATTATCTTGGAGACTTGGTTGTTTATTTATTGTAATCTTAATCGCTAACTGATTCCATAAGTCAGCCTGAACTTCTAACATTTCTTTAGTCCATACAGGCTCATAAACTAAAACCCCAACCTTTGCTGAGGCTTCTGTATTATCTTGAGTTCCCCCAAGCACAACCTTTGGAACTCCTAACTGCTTATATAATTTATCTTCTAAATAATCTAAATATCTAACCCATGCTTCTGCAGGCGGAACAACTAAATCTTGAAACTTTGCCTCTTCTGGCTTGCATGGAATTATTACAACATCTCCGTTTTTTATCCCTGCTGACAACTCTGTTTTTAATTCTGCCATCCGTGTTTTGTCATTTTCATCAACATATAAAAGTCTTACTGCACTCAAATGCATTACTCTCTTCCAATCCCTTCGTGCCTGCTCTATTGCAGTTAGCACCCATTCAACTGCAGAAGTTACAGAAGTGCCATGTGGCTCATCTAAAATTCTATCATTACAGAAATGCAATATTTCCTGAGGTTTAAATTTGTGGGTCTTTCCATCTGCTTGTAAATATTCGTAAGTTTCTATAATACCCTTTTTGTTTGTAATGTGAGTCATCCTTCTTGGGTCTAAAACTTTTAAATTAATCAATGTGCCTTTATCATTTCTCACAGCCTCTGAGTAAGAATCTCCGTTAAACTTCTTAGTCACAATCATATTCCACATTACAGACAAAAATGTGTCTTCTCCCCATCCTGTAATATTATCTAATAAAACCTTTATCCTGTTATCAGCCTCATAACCCTGCCCAATTACCCAATTTCCAAAGGAGTTAAGTGCTGCTCTATACTCTCCGACATTATAGTAAAACCCATAATATGTGGATGCATCTGGATTTGACCATCTGTTTTTTTCTTGAGAATATGTCCCATCAGTTGTTTTAACATCTACGCTATAAGTTCCTACATCATTCTCAAAGTCTGTTGTTGTTGTTTGTTTAATATCGTTTTTCATTTCATACATCCATTCTCCATGGTATTAAAAAAGATGATGTTGTGGATTGTTCTGCTTCAAATATTGCTGTTTGTCCTGCTCCGCCTGTTCCTCTTGGGTCAACTCTGTCTTTTGGGTCATGTCCTAAAGCATAGTCAAAACTTGACCCCGGACCATTAAAACCCCAAACAACTACAGTCATTCTAAGAGTATCGCCTATTTTAAAATGTGTGACTGCTCCTGTAGGAAGTGGCACAGTTACCATTTCACTTGATGGCTGTCCTGCTGTTATTGGTTGCTCTCTTGTAATTGTCCGACTTGTTGCGGTCACTATTGTTGTTGTTCCTTTCTTTAATGAAACTACTGCATACATAGACCCAGCAGTTGTAACATCTGAACCCATACCCAAAGCCAAAATAGCATAAGCTGTTGCATTTGCCATTGTCTTAGGAGATTGGAACTCTATGTCAAAATTATAAGTTGCCATAGCTGTTGCTGTTGTTGCAGAACTTGTAGTATAACTATATACTGTGTCAGAATAGATAGCATTTCTTGTCATGAAATAAGTTGAGGCTGCGCTTGTTGCTGACTTGCATGCCATATAATTGACCATTCCCGCTCCTTCCTCTACATCCACATAATCATAACTTGCAATTGTGCTCGGCTGAGACTCATATTTCTTATTTAACATTTTAAGGGGATTTTAAGGTATCTGGTTTTCCTTTGAGTGCTGAAATTCCTTTATTTACAATATCATCATTCCAATTCATAAGCATATCTGCTTCTCTTGTTAAATATCCTGTGGAGTCGTAAGCAACAATATTCATGGCAATTTTAGAAGAAGTAACATCGCTTAATGCTGCTTTAATAGAAGTGGAAAGTGCAGTAGAATTAGCAACCCATGCAGTATTTGTTATTTGTTCAACCCATGCTTCTGCATCATCAGCCCACTTTGCGAGAGTTGTTGTATCAGTGATTATTGTTGCATTTGAGTGAGTTCCTGCTTTTATTATTGCTGCACTTGCTGTTGTTAAATTCCAACTCATTTTAAACTAACCCTAGTCTTTTCTATTTTTTTAATTAATGATTCAAGAAACTCGCAAACAGCGAAAGCATCGTTGGAGAGAGTTGTTTTTTTAGCTTCCTTTCCTTCCTTATCTGCTGTAATCTTCTCCTGTGTTGTATATTTGCTTTCAACATCCATGTTATACCCAGTGAATATGCAAATTTAAATGTTTCTGATTTGCAAGATATGCCGCAAACTTCAAACCCTCTGCAATATGAGTAAATCTTCCATATATCTTCACTTTTGTTAGTCCATGATTGTCTGTTACTAAATCCCACTGAACAGACCTCAAAGATGCTTTTATTTCCTCATTATTAAAAAAATGAATTTCTCCCCTTTCTCCCATAGCTCTTAGATTGTCGTGCATGTCTTCATTAAATAGTCTTTGTTTTCCTTTTTCATTATTTATTGACATTGCCCTGTTGTTCATGGCTATTATTCTTTTTTTCATATCTGAGACTCTCTGAAGATGGTCATAGATAGAAACTCCAAGAGTTCCGGCCCCTGCGTCTATCCCTGACTCTCTACAATTCCATTTCCTTGTGTATTCCATAACCAAGTCTTCATTATCAGTCGTTAGTAAGAGCTTCCTCGTGTAATGGTCAGCTTGGACTATATTTTTATCCTCAATCTTTTTTAGAATCTCAGCTGTGAACTGGTCTCCGCCCATTCTTGCTAAATCAAAACCACCATAGAAATCTCCATCTTTGGAAATTTGCGCATGCTCATCTATATGGCATATCTTCTCAATCCAATCATCACTATAAAACTGACGCTTGTCTAATGATGCAATTGCTAAATATTCCTGAGCATAAGCCATCTCAGACTTATCTTCTTTCTCTTCTGCAAGATATTCTATTAATCCCTCTTTCTGTTCTTGCGTCCAACTCTTGCTTATTGGTCTATTATGCGCAACTGTCTCTGTGTCCATCATCCAGACTTTAAACCTTGCTTTTGGGTCTTGTTTAATAACTGCTTTCTCGTAATTTCTCCAAAAATAGCCCTCTCTTCCGTTAAATGTTCCCCACATCCAAATCCTTCCGTTTGTAGTTGCTAAAATCGGTGTAGCTGCATTAAAGAATAACTCTGGTTGAAAAGGACCTTCATCTACCATTAAAATCTGTCCTTCAAATCCTCTCGCTGATTTTCCAGTGTCTCCAACTGGTTTAGCGATTAAAATTCTCCTATTCTTATTGACTTTTAATATTAGTCTGTTAAGTGTTGGTTTGTCTTTTCCTTTTGCAATTAATTTAGGATAATTTTCATGAGCGTATTGTGTTGCGAAAGCTATTAATAATTGAGCTTGTCCTTCTGTAATTGATGAGCAGACTATTTGAGATGTTGGGTGTGAATTGTGATGTGTCCTTAACCATTCAACTGCTTTTATAGAGAATAGATGTGTTGCTCCTATCCTTCTACCTTTGGCTAAAAGTATATGATTATCTTCATCCTCTAAGATTTCCTTTTGCCATTCATCTAATTGGATTTCCATTATTTTTATAATATTTTTGAAGTTTATAATATTTTCTAAAATTTGTCTGGGGGGTTAAGCATTTTAGGTACTACACTATCTCAACTCTCGCACTTTTGTAGTACCTAAACACACCACTACCCCACGCCCCCTATCTGAAAAGTTATTCGGTGAGCCGAATAACTATAAGCGGGGAAGGGGAGTAATAAGGTCTTGCTTCTTGCAAGACTGGACTCTATAGAGTCCACCTAATCCACAGATTAGGCTTATTAGGGCGGGAAAAGGCTAAATTCAAGGTATTTCCCCATTACTTTCAGGGTAAGGATATTGAGCGTTTAATAATATAGAAATCGTAGATTTCTAAAGCATTCAGCGTTTAAAAATATATCGTATCCTGAAAGTAAAGAAAAACCCGCGGGTAACCACATAAAAGTATATAAAAGAGCATGTCTTAGCTTTATTAGAAGCTTGTTATTAACTGGTACTGTCCCGTATGGGAATTGAGTTTTTGATGTGTGCTCTACTGTATACATATAGTTCTGTAGTTGGAAAGGTGTTATGGTATGTATTGTATGTATGTATGTATTCTGTTTCTTTCTTTGGTTCTTTCTTTCTTTAATCTATATATAAGGCTTTCTATATATACAATATACATACATTTAAATAGTATGTATATTTAGTTTCTATTATGGGAAAGATACATACAACTTTAAGCATAGATAGCGACATTTTAAAGAGGGCAAAGGCACGACAAATCAATATTTCGGGAGAAGTTAATGCATTTTTAAGAAAAAGGTCCATGCCAGGCATTGCTGATTTACCAGAAGAAGCTGTGAAATTAATATGCACTCAGTGTTTAAAAGAAATTGAATATGGATTTTATTGTGAAGATAGAAATATGTTTCTATGTCAAGAATGTCAAGACGATCTTAGCATGGAAAAATGTAGGCATGATGAAAGAGGGAATCACATGCATATAAGAGTGCCCGGATTTGAAGGTCAAAATATGGAGTATATAAATCATGTCAAAAAAGCAATTGAAGGAAATAAAAGAGATGCTAAAGCTAATACCGAATAACTTTCCAGTATGCTTAGAGGATCTAGAAGAAATATTCAATAAAAAAATAAATTAAAAAAAACAATTCTTATTACATTTTACTCAAACGCTTCTTTAGCCTGTTTTACAAGTTCTATTGCTTCGTGCATCACTTCTTTATAAACTATATCTTCTTTTCTTTCTTCATAGTTTCTTATTAACTTTACAAACACATCCTTAGCATAGCTTGCATACATAGACGCATTGCTGTTTGTAGCTTTCTTAGGCTGGATATTCACTCCATTTGCCATCTTAACAACCTCAACCTCATCACTTTCTTCATCAGACTCTTCGCCATAGCATTTGTCAATATTCTGAAATACTCTTTCTTTGTCAGTTCCTTTATTCGCTATGCTCTCTTTTGTCTCAACACACGCAACTTTGCCTTTAAACTTCTTTAACTCTTCACTTGCAGTTGCACTAAAGCAGCTCAGCCATCCCTCATTTGTGTTAAACCTTGTATATATCTTAGGTGGCTCTGCGTTTGTCGCTTTATTCTCAAATTCTATTATTTCTAAATTCTTTTTCATTTTCTCGTTCTACCCCCATTCTATTTAATTACTTAATGTCTTTATAGACTATTTCTTTTTTGTCTGTCATTTTCTGATTTGATTTATTATATATGCAAATATTGCTCCACAAGTAAAGCATATTATTAATTCTGTTATTTCTTTCATTTCTGTTGCTCCATGTGTTCTGATAATCTTTCAAAATATGAGGATGCTGTTTCATCTTTACGAGCGTAGAATATTCGTCTTATCTT